TGAGTGCCAGTCCATGTAGTCTGCCACGAATTCCATTGAATAGGTGCAAATCCATTTTGGTCAACATTTAAACGTTGTCTAGTCGCTTGGAAATCACCTTCAATATTGGTAACTCTAACAGGAAGACGATTTGTATCTACCCAATCATCAGATGCTGGAGTTAAATCGATACGACCAATATATGTAAAGACATTAAATGGGTTAACGTTTTCTACTCTAGATGCATAAGGTTGTTCAATCAGTTTCTCTTCGGTATATGGAAGGGTAATAATTGGACCAGTTTGTCGATAATTTTGAGACAGTGCCGAATTAATTACCAACGAAACGTTAGTTGTATAGTGAGCTGGTCTGCATTCACCAATTTGATAATCTAATGAGCAACTATAGTCATCAGAATTGACATCGGACTTAGAATGGTCTGAAAAATCATCAACAATAAATCCGTTTTTGAGTCTACTTCTACCACTAGCATCTGTAATTTCAGTATTAAAAGTATCACTCTCTAACATATTGAGAGATGTATAATACTCAACTTGGTCAAGACGCCTTTCGATAGCACCAATATCTCTCATGGTGTAGCGTCTGTTTTCCGACTTAATTACAACTACATCATCTTCTGGATTGAATCCATAAGGTGCATGAATTAAGTCTGCGAGAAGCATACCATCTTGAAGACCATCTGGTTCGTCTGGATTTTCTCCAGACTTGCCCTTAATGATTTGAAACTCTCCATTTGGAAGCAGATAAACTTTATCAATTCTTGCCAAATACCAGTCGAAGTCGCATCGGAAATCACTATTTAATTTTGGAATATCAAATAACGTTGCAGCAGGAGATCCTGCTGTTGGGAATACTCTAGACTTAAAGTCTAAGGTAGAACAATTAACATATGCTGGAGAAGAAACAGTACCAGTTCCACTATAAAGGTTTTTAACACCAGGACGGAAGTCCAAATAGTCTGGTAAGAACTTACTTTGGAAGAATGGAATATCCTTAAATGCAGTATTCAAGTAAGATTGTCCACCAAAGTAATCACCTGTTGCAGAATGGACATAGAAGTCCATAACAATTTTTAGTTTTCTGATTGGTGTAGCTACACCTTTTTGGCGAACCAATCTAGAAATACCATATAAGAAGTTTGTCTGACCATTTTGAAGAACATAACGATCAGTAATAACTTTAGAACCAACAACTACAGAACCTTCAGAATCATTAATGATTCCCGAAATTGCTGTGTTATTACTGTCAAAACCTTCAATTGCTTCACCAGTAACCATTTGACCTTGAAGATATACAAGGGTCAACTTTAATGTGCTTGAGTTAAAATCAACAACTCTTGCTCTCGCTTTAGAAGTCCTTCCCGTTACAACAGTACCTGTTGCAAAGAAAGTTGGTTCTACTAAAGTAACGGATGGAATTACTGGATCATTGTCATCCAATGATTCATAAATTGCATGAATCTTATATGCATCAGTAAGTCCTAAAGAAATCTCTCTATCCTGAATTCTAGTTCCATACAAATTAGAATATACAAGACCATAATTTAGTTTATCAAGGTCATTGATAGTCTTATTAACTTTTAAGACAAACATCTCATTTGGAGATTTTGTCTTTCTTTGAGTAACGTTTTTAGAAATAGAACCAGTAACTTTGACCGAAGTAATATTGGTCAGATTATCAATCTGAAGGGTAGTTCTATCACCAGAAGTGAAGGTTGTATATCCAAAGTTTCCTGAGTTAGTGGTATTGATTGGAATTTCTGCACCAACTGGGTATGTGCCATTACTGCCACCCATGACAGTAAAGGTATAATTGGAATTAGAAAGTGCTTCAAACTGTTCGTTTTCTGGAAGAGTAATAGAAACCGAGTTAGATGCAACAGTCTGGTTGTCAAAGGTTCTTCTGACAACCATGGATTCGTCAGAGATGCTCTTAACGTATGGTTTTGGCAGTGGGTTGAGTAAAGTTGCTTTATCTGTAGCAAACAACTTAGACCTATAGCGAATAAGTACGGTATAAGTGCCTGCAGATGGAGCAGTTCCACCAGGAGTTACGTTAACTTCTTGATTGGGGAAATCAAAAATAGTTGACACATTAGATGCAGATAAATCAGTTGGGTCTACCTTATCTACATCAACAAATTCAGTATCACTGAAATAAATTCTATCTCCAGCTCTTAAGTCTGATGCAAAGTTAGTGTTAAGACCAACAATTTTTTCAGAGCCACCAGTAGCGTCATAAGTAAAAGTTACACCTTGAAGCAGACGCTCATCTTCAAGAATTAAATCACAAGAAAATTCTACTGCTAGTGTAATTTCATCTCTAGAAACAATTTGTCTAACGTCAGAGTAATTATAGACGTAAGAATATGCAATAGAATCTAAATTAAGACCATCTGAGGTAAGCATCTCACCATCAAGGAAGGTTCCTTCTACTTGATAAAGATTAATATCAGCATCGCTGACAATAGCATCAATAACATAACCTCTAGCCCCAGATGTTGCACCAACAACTACAGAACCTTGAGAAATGCTAACAGCACTGTCAAGTTTCAATACCGTAATCATCTGAACATCGAACAGACCCAAACGATATTGGTCATCAGCAGTTCCAAAAGAACCATCTGGGTCTCCAATGTGTTCCATAGTAGCAACACGAGCATAACCAATAATATTACCTGCTGTTACGCCAGGAGTTGCTGTAAATGTATCACGAAGTTCCGTTACCTGATAAGCGTTGGAAATTGTAGTACCAGAAACGTTGGGGAATCCGTAAACATTTCTGACATTGGAATAATTTCCAAGTTCAAATGGAATAATTGAGTTTTGAGCAGCGTCAACATCTCTTGGTTTATCTAAGTCAACATATGTTGGAGATAAAGTTTTGATTCTATATCCCCTTACATATGCTGTTCCTGGACCAAATTCAACGGAATACTTGTTTTCAGTTGCTACAAATCCACCACTAGTGATTTGTCCAGCAGTGTATACACCATTATTAAATCCATCATTCAAGTTTTCTCTGAGTCTAATCTGGAAGTCATTAACAACATAGTTTCCAGATTCTTCAAAAGTTCTAAGAGCAAGAGACTTTTCTAACTCGTCATATGCACTTCTATCAATGAGTTTCTCTACCTTGTCTCCATTGATACGCAGAAGTTCGATGAAGTCCTTATCAGCATCATCGGTAAGTAACTTCTTAATTAAGTTTGTTGTAATTCTGAATCTGTGAGCACCAGGAGCAGCATAGTTAGATGTGCCTGCAGCATTATCATTGAGTGATAGGTCATCTTCAGGGGTGATAATAGATTCAAGAATTTCTAGACCAACTCTATACTGAGGTGTAGTTCCATACTGGTCCAGAAGAATATACTGATATGGTACGTCTACAAAATAACCTCTGATAAAGTAGACACCAGATTGAACGTATGCCGCAGAACCAGTTTGAATGGCAGCAGTAGGAAGTAACTGCGCGAAAGGCGAACCAACCTCAATCAAAGTTGTACCGAAAGTAATTTCAGTATCAGTAACTAACTGTTCATTATTAGAGAAAGTTGCTTGAGTATTTTCATCACCACCAGATTCAATATACTTAACGTAAAGAGTAATATATCCCTTATCAGAATTTAATGCAGAAATACCAAACAGAACTTTTGCTTTAACACCTGTAGTAAGACCCTCAATAATCTTTCCTTCGAGTTGTGTTCTATACAACTCGACATCAGCACCAAGGAAAGACTCCTGAAGCATGATAGCATCGACATTTAGGTCATATCCAACTTGACCTGGGATGACCATTGCACCATCTTTGAACAAGTGAGAACCAACGTTCTCGACCTGATTCTGCATGATGCTTTGCATCGTCGTGAGTTCCCTTGCTTGAATTGGGAATCCAGGACGGAAAAGAACCTTATAAAAGTTCTTGTCCTTATCAAAGTCGTCGTAATAAGGAGTTACGTTAAGATTGGTGTTCTGTGCCATTAGAATTCGATTACGATTTTGATGTCTTCTACCTGGTCGTTTGCACGACTAATTGATCTCCTATTATCTATATAAACAACCTGACCACTGTTTGATTTAATTTCAGGTTTTGCATATCCGCTATTAAACTTCATACCCAAGTCATACTCAGTATTGTTAATTGTCCTTGACGAAGAATTGGGTACAGCAGGGAAATTAACATCAGGTTGTCCAGCAGCACCAGAAGTAGCGCCGTTAATTACGTTAGAACCATCAAACTCATTTTGAGTACCAGTAACTTCTGGGAAGATACCATCAACAGAGTTCTGATAATACTTCAAAACTTTAGTGATTGGATTCCAAGAAATAACACGACCACGAGCAGTAACGTTAGTACCACCAACAACTCGTGTTTGGGTAATGATTTCATCAGGCACATAGTTGCCTTGGAATGTTGGTGAGAAGATGACTGCTTTTGTAGCAGATACCGTCAGGTCAGAAATGAGTTCTTCTGTACCAAACTTAAGAGGGTTAGTAAGAAGACCAATACGACGATAATCGTTATCAATTGGGAAGTCGCCTGCACCTTCATCATAAGAAAGTTTAGCATTAATCATAACTCGGAATCCACCAAGTTCGATAAC